GCGCGTATTGCAACCAATACCGACCGCTCGAGGGCGGTCGTTTCCGAATAACTAAAACAAACCGCAAGTGGATGTGCGCAAAATGTACCGATATCAGGAGACCAAAATGATTGTAATTAAAGTTAACTTATTATTCTTAGCAATGGCGGCTGACCGTGAACACGCCATACCAGAAATTTTAAAAGTCGATGGCAAGTGGGCATTGATCACTCGTGACAACAAAGAGCTGCCAGACCTGCTCGAGTATGCCGAGTATCACGCCGAGCTTGAGGATACCGAGTTTGATTCGTATGCCCGAGAGATGCATCGAGAGGCCAGAATTTTTATGGACATCGTTACGCCAGTTATGATTGAGAAATGGGAGAAAGACTGATGAGAGAATGGTTACATATTTTAGTTAATGCATTTTTAGCGGTGGTAGGATCGATCATAGCCTTACTGTTATTATGCCTTTTGTATTTAAAAATTGACGACCGTTACAATATAGCTTATGAAACTCAAAAAATTCAGCCCAGTGGATATGTCTCAAACTATTGTCATGCTGATATCAGTGTCGTCAAAAGATCCAAGCATGACTGTGCTTGATTGCGTTTTTAATGAAGCAGGCGTGTTTGTCGTTGAGTCAGACGGTGAGTCGGTGATTGTCGAGGATATTGGCGAACACTTTCCATTGCTCGACATGGCAAGTCCGTCACATCGCGATGAGGCGTTTTTTGAGTATGAAAGCATATTAGTAGAGGGCGGATACATACCTATTCCTGAAAAACTCTGTTAATATAACTAACTGGCGAACTGATTTCAGACCGCCATAACATTAGAGGAGGCCATATGGCTATTGAAGTGCAAAGCACGTCGGATGTTTCGACGACATATATAAAACTGTTGGTGTACGGGCAGGCTGGCGCAGGTAAAACTACGCTGATCAAAACGTTACCAAATCCAATCATCTGTTCTGCCGAGGGCGGATTGCTGAGTATCAAGGATGCAGATCTACCGTTTATCAAAGTTGGATCGATGGCTGATTTACGGGATGCGTATCTCTGGCTCGTTGAGAATGGATCGAAGTATGAATCTGTTGCGCTCGATTCAATCTCGGAGATTGCCGAGGTCGTCTTGAACCATGAGAAAAAGAATGCTAAAGACCCACGTCAGGCTTATGGCGCATTAAATGAGCAAATGACGGACTTGATTCGTGCGTTTCGAGATCTACCGATGCACGTTTATATGACCGCGAAGCTAGAAAAGATGGCGGATGAAACGGGCAAGATTTTGTACGCCCCGAGTATGCCCGGCAACAAAACAGGCCAGCAGCTCCCATACTTTTTCGATGAGCTGTTAGCTCTGCGCGTTGAGAAAGATTCTGATGGCAACATCTGGCACGGATTGAAGTGCAAGGGCGACTCGGCATGGCAGGCCAAGGATCGTTCAGGTGTGCTTGAGGAATGGGAAGAGCCGGATCTAGGCAAGTTGATTAAAAAGATTGGAGGTGCGTAATGGAAAGTGTACGACTACAGGCCGCTAGTCAACTCTGGATGAAAGCAAAAGAAACAGAACGCAAGGCAGTACAAGATCGTCGGGATTTAGAAGACAAGATGCGAGAGTTGCTAAAAGTTGACGATACGGTTGATGGTACGACTAGAGTGATCGATGGAGATCTCTCAGTAAAAATAACCACTAGATTGAATCGCAAGATTGATTCTGGGAAGCTACAAGATCTGGCGGCGGAGCATGGACTGTCGGATCACCTAAGCACTTTGTTCCGTTGGAAACCAGAGCTTGACGCTAAGAGCTGGAAGCAGGCGGACGAGAGCATCACCAAACCTCTGTTAGACGCCATTACAACGACGCCGAGCAGACCATCATTTGCAATTACAAACACTAAGGAGAATTAAATGGATTTAGAATTTGATAGCCACGATTTAGTCGTAGACGATTCACCTCGAGACTACTCACCTATCCCTGACGGCTGGTACGACGCTCGCATTATGGGCGCCGAGTTGAAAACCACGAAAGCTGGAAATGGGCGTTTTTTGTCGCTTAGGTACGATATAATTGGTGGTGACTACGCTGGCCGCGTTGTTTTTGGCAACGTCACCATTAACAATAAAAGTGCGACAGCCGAGTCAATTGGTCGTAAGCAATTAAGTCAGATTGCTATGGCTGGTGGCATGAGCGCTTTACCAAAGGACAGCGATGAGTTGGTTGGTATGGACTTAAAAATCAAGGCAACAATTAGGGCTGCAACTGAGCAATATGCGGCCTCGAACGATGTTCGAGATTGGAAACCAATGGAAGGTGGATCTGATATGCCGCCGCCAAGTAAAAAATCCAACGGTGCGACCGCGCCTTGGGCTAAATAAACAGAGGGCTTCGGCCCTCTTTTTTTAAGGGAACGCATGAGCAAAATCGTAGAGCTGATCGACAGATACCACCAAGAGAAAACTGATACGCAGCGTGGACACATGGGCGGCAGTTTGCTTGGAAATAAGTGCGAAAGAGCGCTTTGGTACTTGTTCAGATGGACATTTAAAGAAAACTTCCCCGGTCGTATCCGACGCCTGTTTCGTCGAGGCCACGATGAGGAACGCACCATTGTCAGTGATCTGCGAGCAATCGGTATTGATATCCGTGACGTTGGCAACAATCAGGCGCGTGTCGAATTTGGCGGACACGTTAGCGGATCAGTTGATGGCGTGATCAAGAGCGGCGTACCCGGTCATGAGATGGAAGAATTTCTAGCAGAGTTTAAGACTCACAACAAGCGTTCTTTTGACGCTGTTTCGAGGAAAGGCGTTCAAGAGTCTAAGCCTATGCACTATGCACAAATGCAAGTGTATATGCTTGGAAAAGAAATACACAAAGCATTGTATGTCGCCGTGTGCAAGGACAACGACGAGATGTACACCGAGATTGTCGAGTTTGATAAAGAGTTTGCCGAGCGTTTACTGCGCAAGGGAGAATGGATTGCGACGTCAATGGAAGCGCCACCAAGACTGTCAAGCGATCCAACTTGGTTTGCTTGCAAGATGTGTCCGGCGAAACATATCTGCCACGAGAATAAACCAACTAAGCAAATTAATTGTCGGACGTGCGCTCACTCGGAGCCAAAAGACAACGGCACTTGGACGTGCAACAGACACAACGCGGACAACATCCCCGAGGATTTTCAGCACAAAGGATGCGAGGATCATATCCTCCATCGAGACGTTGTGCCTTGGCCGAGGATGGAAAGCGACGATCCCAATGTTGTTACGTTTGAGATTAACGGTCAGTTCATTAAGAACGGCAATGGAAAAGATTGTTTTGCAAGCAGTGAGCTTGTTAGCAATACGGATGCTTGTCTGAGTCCAGACGAGTTTATTGGAAATTTAAGATCTAACTTCGGAGGAAAGATATCAGGATGATTAAGACAGATATAGAAAGCACATTAGCCGAGCGTCACGGGCAATACGGACATTACACTTATGTCAGTAAGACTAGCCAGCTATTAAAGCGAACCATTCGAGAGTCGCCAAACTACAAAACGATGCCTGCTTACATGAACGAAAGCCTGGACATGATATGCAACAAACTGGCGCGTATATTGTGCGGCAATTACTTTCTTCGAGACTCATGGCTCGACATAGAGGGCTACGCAAAACTGGTGACTGATGAACTTGATAAACTGGATGACTTGAATGCTGAGAAAGTATCAGAACTTAGCGATTGATCAACTCTACGAATGGTTTCGGTTTAACAGGCACGGGAATCCGTGCATTGTTTTGCCGACCGGCAGTGGGAAGTCGCACGTCGTTGCAGCGATATGTCAGGACTCAATAAAAAGATGGCCTGACACTCGTATCTTAATGGCGACACACGTCAAGGAATTAATCGAGCAGAATGCGGAAAAAATGCTTTTGCACTGGCCAGACGCGCCGCTCGGTATCTACTCAGCAGGAATTGGGCGTAAAGAATCCCATTGCAAAATCACGTTTGCAGGCATTCAGTCTATCAGAAACAAGGCCCACGAAATAGGGCATATTGATCTGATGATTGTCGATGAAGCTCACCTGATATCGCATAACACGGATACCAGTTACCGTAAACTAATCGATGCGCTCAAGATTATTAATCCTGCGCTGCGCGTTGTCGGATTGACTGCGACGCCGTACAGACTCGGTCACGGGATGCTGACCGATGAAGATGGCATATTTCATGATCTGATTGAGCCGACCAGTATCGAGGCGCTAGTTGAGGATAAATACCTCGCGCCGCTGCGCTCTAAACTGACAGGAACGCAATTGAGCGTTAAAGGCGTACACCGTCGAGGCGGCGAGTTTATCGAGAAAGAACTGCAAGCCGCTGTGAATAAGTCGCACACAAACTCGGAAGTCGTGCGCGAAGTGATTAAATTGGCTGGCGACCGTAAGGCTTGGTTGTTCTTTTGCGCTGGCGTAAACCACGCTCACGCCATTAAAGATATGCTGGTGGACTCTGGCATCCCTGCGGAATGCATCACGGGAGAGACGCCTAAGATCGAGCGAGAGCGCATCATTGCCGACTTCAAGTCTGGACGCCTCAGAGCGCTTACAAACGCCAACGTCCTGACTACCGGCTTTGACTATCCAGACATCGACTTAATCGCCATGATAAGGCCAACGATGTCTGCTGGGCTGTATGTGCAGATGGCTGGGCGTGGTATGCGCATTAAGAGCCACACCGATCACTGTTTGGTGCTAGATTTTGCTGGCGTTGTGCAGATGCATGGGCCAATTACAAATGTTCAGCCGCCAAACAAGGCCGGTAAAGGAACTGGAGAGGCGCCAGTAAAGACTTGCCCAGAGTGTGACAGTTTGATAGCGCCAGCGGTTAAAGTCTGCCCAGACTGTGGATATGAGTTCCCACCGCCAAAAGAAAAAAAGTACCGTCTGTCAGACATTGACATAATGGGCAGCTCAAGCAATGCGCTCTCGGTAGAATCTTGGTTATGGTCAACGCATACCTCTAGGGCTAGTGGAAAGAACATGGTGAAAGTCCAATATTACTCTAAGCTGTTAAGCGATCCAGTCATATCAGAATATTTTCCACTGACGCATGACGGTTTTGTTGGTAATAGGGCTACAATTAAGTTAGCAGAAATTGCTAATAAATCTAAAATTTCTTTTCAGTTTTTAGATGCGGCGTCGCTTGACGACATTTGTTTTGAAATGAATAAAGGAAAATGCCCTGATGAAATACGTTTTCGGAAAGAAGGGAAATACTACAAGGTTGTCAAAAGGGACTGGTCGCTCTGAACACGTTGAGCAACGAGAGTTTGTAAGTTGGTTCCGCAAAAGTTACAAAGGAATAAGGATCATTGCAATACCAAACGGCGGTCAAAGAAATATCGCGACTGCGGCACGATTAAAGGCCGAGGGAGTCATGCGAGGAGTTCCAGACCTGTACGTTCCAGCGTGGATGCTGTGGATCGAAATGAAGAAATCTAGTGGTGGTCGAGTGTCTCCGGAACAAAAGGACTGGCACAATTATTTACAAAGCATTAACCAAAATGTTATTATCACGGCAGGATTTGAAAATGCAAAACTACAAATTGAAGATTTTATAGAGGAGATGGAAAATGCCTGATAAAAATTTAACTAAGTCTTTAAGACTTAGCCAGAACATTAAAGCTAACCGATCAAAATTAAACTTACGCCAAGAGGATTTAGCTAAATTATTAGGAACAAGTCGCACAAGAATAAGCCACTGGGAGAATGGAACATCAAATCCATCTGACGTTGAGAAACAAAAAATGGAACAGTTGTTTCTAACTGGTCGCATTTTAGAAGATCAAGTGCAGCTCGATCCTGAGCGCAATGCCTTATTATTTACTGAAGTTAACGTCGTCGGTTTGATCGGGATTACGATTGGCGCAATGGCCGTGATTACAATGCTTTACTTGGTGGCAAGCCTATATGGTTAGTTTAAACCTTCGTAAGTTTAATAAACGCATCAAACACATTAAGTTTGGGCCGTATTACATGGTGGCGCTAAACAAATGGGATAAAGGCGAACAGTTGTTTACTTTTATTGATGGGAAAACTTATCGAGACTCAGAGGTTATGACACTGGCAAAGAAATATGGTTATAATAACGTTGAGCGAGTTTACGAGACATATAATTCGCTTGGTTAGTATTTCATTGATTCTCCAATCACACCTCTTGCCCCACTTCGCGTGGGGCTTTTTTTATGCGTAACTTGTTTTTTTCTTTGTTTTTCTTTTTACTTTTTTCTTTTTGGCTTTTGCTGCCGCAGCCATTCCTTTCTTGTCGTATGAATATTTCTTGCCGTTTACCATTGGCATAACTATCTCCTTTTTTAATTAACGTTTAACTGCACTAGATCCAACGTAGAAGCTGAAGATCATTAAGCAAATTTGATCGTATGACGAACGAAACATTGCTGCGCCTTGAATGATTTCCCACTCCGTCCATCGCTTTGTTGTATCAATCAATCCAAACAAATAAGTCCCACCAGATGATTTTTCAACTGGCACTGCAATATCAATTGGCGCAAATATGGGCGCAAGACTAATAAATGCAACCATTGCCAAAAATCCTAATACAAGTACACGTCGAGTTGCGCTCGAGAATCTGTCTTGTGTTCTTAATTTAAATTCTTTGTCGGCAATTTCTGCTCTTGCCTTCATATGCTCGACATCAAAGGCGAGCCGCTCCATCATCAGTTTTTGTTGGTCTGCTTTTGCCTTCTGACCATTCGCCAAAAGGCCGGAGAACACGCCCACGAGGTTCCCACCAATAGCGAGTATAACTTCCGTCCCAAGTCCGAGCATCTATGTTTAACTCTAAATTTAATTAAATAAAATCCAGCATTCATTAACACTTTAAAACTGTCTTTGTATAGACCAAGGCCCATGTTGCAGCGCTTGCACAGCATACCTCTTATTCTCCCACTATCGTGGCAGTGGTCAACTGAAAGCGTGTCTATTGCGTCCTTAGTCCCTAGCTTCTTACAAATTAAACAACGGTTTTGCTGGCTGTCTGCCAGATCCATCATCTCAGGCAGCGTTATTCCGTAACGAGTCCTTAAATGATAATCAGCATTTTCGCTTTTACTTCTTGCTCTTCTTTTTCTTTTTGGTTTTGACTGTTTTAGCTGTTTTTGCTGCTTGCTTAAATTGCTTGGCTGTTGGCGCACCTTTATCTCCCGGCTTTCTCATTTTCTCACCAGAGCCAGCTTTGATCCTATCTTTCTTGGCTTTGATGTTGGCATAAAGTCCACGTTTTGCCATGACTATCCTTTCTTACTTTTGTTTCGTTTAGAAATTGATGCACTCTTTTTCTTGGCGT